TGCCTGAGGTACCGCTTGGGGGTAGCTCATACCCACTTGATACGGAGCCGGTGCTTGCGCCACCTGCGGAGCTGCCGCCACGTAATTGCTCGGGGCGACTGCCACTGGTGCTTGGCTCGTCTGTGGGATCGATTGGACGGTAGCGTCCTGCATAACTCATCTCCTTTTGTAATGCTTCTAAAGTGCGATACAGATATGGGGTCAAATCCAATCGCGGATCCGCAGCCATCGGTAAATCCGGTGATTGCGGGTGGGGGGTCTGCATCATTCCACCCACTAGGCGAGCAAATTGAGAATATGCATTCTGCAATTCGCCTACCATCCTGAACGGGAACCCCGATAGCATCGCGGCCCGCTCCTCATCCGTTTTTGACGGGAAGAGGTATTTCAGTGCTTCAATGCTATCAACACCTAATTCTTGCAAATTTCTGACAACAATGGAGTTGTTCAGAGTATCTTGGGTAGTATCTTCGTAAACGGGACCCAGCCAACGCCATTGAACGGTAAGATCACCATCGGGAATAAGACCCATGACTCCTGGTGGAATCTGCTGGGTCTTAAGACAAGCCATCATCAACCCTTTAACTTGTTCGTTAAAAAGGTTAATGGCCTGATCATAAGCAGCAATATCTTCCGGCGATGCATTCTCGGGCAGCTCCAGGGGTTTTTCTAGCCCTGCTGCAGCAGCAAGCGTTTCACGGAACAAACGCTCCTCTTGGTAAATAATGAGTTCAAGACAACGGCAAATACCATAGGTGTAAATAGCGTTTGATTTTTTCTTTGAAGTGGCCGAAACACGACCAAACAATGATTTGTATTCAGTTGCTGTGACGCCTGCGGAAATCGACAGCTCATCAACACCACCCAAGGCAGTACGAATCTCTTCTCGGTAAACACGAGCAAAAGAATTTTGGTCGCCAGTGATTGCGTCTGGGACGATATAACCAACTCGATCGTTTGGCTCCAGGTTGGCGATAACCCGTGGCACGCGCAGTTGGCCGTCAACCCCTCGATAAACTGGATCAGCTTTAAACCGAGACTGGCTTAAGGGACTGGCACTGGCAAAACCGGAGTTCGCTGCAATCGAAGGACGTTGAACGACGGCTTCTCCTCCGGACTCCATTAAGTCCGTTTTGGGACGAGAAGAAAGAAGTGTTGGATTACCAAAGAACTGAATGTTCTTACGCATGGTACGAACCAAGTCGTCATGCGTACAGATGTGGTTGGCTAAAGCGTCGAATTCACCAGAGCCTTCCGTTGAAAAGCCCTTGACATTGTTAAAGATTTCAACGCAAGGAATAAAACCAAGCGTATTTTTAAACGTTTTAGTTTTCCCGGGAACCGCCTGGTATACCGTATCGAAAGTTAATTCACCTTCTGAATGTGTTTCTTCGATCGTTTTACGTTTAATCGAAAGGCGAATGTAACGCTTTGAACCACCCTGGCCAAGTGTTGCAGGCCCGGTTAAGTTTGCAGAATCAATCTCTTGTTGATACCCGAAACCATTGCGGACTTTATAGCTATAGATGATAACAACCTCGTCCAGCTCGCCATCAATGTTGTAAAAACTGCGGTATTCGTGCTTACGGAAGTAATAGAGACGGTAATTATTTTGGGTGGGGCGAATATAGAAAAGACCCTGGCCGTCACAAAGAAAGTAGTCCCAGATGGAATCCAGGCGAATATCGATGGAGTTATATTTAATTACACGATCAATAAAGTCTTTGCGCTGATTGCCGAAGTTATCTTGGGCAGGGAAAAACTCAACACCCTGGCGGATGCCGAACATCCTCATCTGGGCAAGGTGGGCAGCCACGATGCCCGTGTCGATCATTGCTCCCCCATCTTTCTCAAGATAAGAGTCAATAATTTCTTTAAGCCTGGCCTTTGCGTCCCCAGCCATCAACTATCAGCCTTTTTATCTTTACTGATCTTAGCAGCCTTCGCTTGCTTCTTCTGGTGCAGCCACTTATTAAAGAAAACAAGCTCGGCAGACGAATAAAGCTCAGGATGTTTTAGGGCGTTTTTGACAAGTTTTTTGGTTTTCATTTTTTCTCTTTGTAACGTTTAGCTGCGCGTGCAGCCTTGCCCGCTTTCTTGGCAGCATCCGTATTAGAAACAAACTGTTTACCTTCTCGACTAGCGGCACGTTTCTTTTGATCTGTCTCCGCACGTTCTTCTTTTGACAGTGAAGCCCAGGCGCTCTCTGGTAGGTAACGCTTGGTGTATCCCTTTTGAATTGCTTTGTCAGGCATAGTTAGCCCAATGCTCCTATTGTGGCGCGAATGATGGATTCTTTTACTGTTTGTGAATAGTTGCTGTTTTGTAATTCAGACAATTTAAAAGGATATTGATAGGTTAATGCTGCATCTCTAAGTTCAGGGTCTTGGGCTTGTAAAGCCAACGACTGCATTAAACGTTGGTTGGGAAATACATCGGGTGTATAACCAGTTGAGTATTTGCCTGCGAGTTGCATCACTTACTCTCTTTATATTTCTTGGCTGCGGCTTTAGCTTTACCGCGCTTCTCATATTCGTCTTTGGTCATCCACTTTTCTTTCCCCCACTTCTCCAAGTCTTTTTGTTTTTCTCCTTTACCGCCCTTGTATCCACCGCCAGCTTTTTCATATTGCTGTGCCACAAGCTGAGCCTTGCGTGCACTCCACTGGCCTGGCTTGCCACCCTTGGAACCAGCCATCACGCGATCTTTAATGTTCTCGCGCAACTCTGGCTTTGTATATTTGCTATCGTCTTGGGCCATTAGGAAACGTATTTAGCTTGGAAACCAGGGGGTACTTGCAAACCACGCATTGCCAGCGGCAATTCAAGCTGCGTGGGATTAAATGGTTCGGGTGATTGCGGCTGAGGTTGTTTTGAGGGCGGACCATAGCCCGGCGGATAGGCAGGCATATTTTGATCTAAATACTCCCTAGGCTGCATGCGTTGAGGAGAGCCATGTGGAGCAGCTTGCCCCAGCTGAGGACCTTCAAAGAACTGTGCATTTGCTAAACCACCCATATTTCCAACGGCACCGGGAAGATTACTGGAACCAAAGGCAAGAGGAGGGCCCAGAGATTGCGTGAAGGGAACACGCCTACCGTCGGGAAGAATTTGTTCGTATAAAGGACTAGGGCGAAAGCCTGGTGAACCAGCTGGATTCATTCCAGGATTCCATCCGGGTGACGGAAGGGGAGTATGTGGGCCACGGGGAATCGAGCTAGCACGCAAATTGCCGGGTGCCCCTGGAACATTACTCTCTCCGCCGTAAAACATGTCTACATTCCTTTTTAAGTATTCTACTCTTCTATAACCACATAACCTGCGGAATCATTTACTTTGCTAAGAACAATTCCATTACCCTTTACGTCCCACTCAAGAACATCTCCCTCTTGCCAGCCCAGCTCTTCGAGGATTTCGTCGGGAAGTGTGATGAACGGATCGCCGTTTTCATCTTCTTCGACTTCCAGGATGTAACTCATTTTGAAAAAATCTTTTCCATAAGCTTATCAAGCTTATCGTTGATCTGTCTAAAATTATTATGCATCTCCTGGATCTCACGCATGAAATCAACCTTTAAGACGTAATCTAAAGGCATGCGATTAATCTGATCTTCCAAAATGTCAATCCTGCGTTTTTGGGAACCAGTGTAATCAAGAGCCTGCTGAACACGCTCTCGTTGTCTTTCCAGTAGTTTATTGGCAACCCAAGATCCACCGGTAACAGCAGATACAATTGCGGTGATGCCTATGGTAATGTACTCCGGACCCACAACAAGAATGCTTTTTCTTAATTCTAAATTCAGTAATCGATATGCAACTGACCTTTCCGAGCAAGTCCTGTGACGAGCCAGACGAGAGCGTCAACACAATCGTCGTGACCACTAACGCCGAAATTTGTGAGTTCCTCGAAGAGATTTGTGAAGTTTCGGAAACGATTGAAAATTATCTTCCGATCTTCAAACATGCCCATGATTCCTCTAAAGCGTGCCAGCTTATCTGCACGGAATCCTTTGACGGGATGCCAAATGAGATTGTACAAACCTTCGTTATTTAAACAGACACGTTTAAAGTCTGCCTCTAGGGAAGCCTGATATTGCACTGCTTCTGACCAAATATCACAAGTCGAATAAGTCGGAAAGTAATTACCGTTATCATCACGGCCAAGAATGGACCAGTCATTAAGAAGCTCTTTGAGAGCATCTAGTTTTTCAAGGTTACCCATGACGCGCAACCTACGATAATCAATAATATGCACCCGATCTCCAATGCGACCGCCCAGAATCATTACGGTGTAATCGTTCTTTTCTTTGGTGCCAGCAGAAAGGTCAACTCCAACTCCAAGCGTATCAAACTCTGTGGATATTTCCGCTTTAACAATCAGTTCTGGCGCCAAAGATAATTCGTTTTGACGGACGATCTGATTCATGTATTGAAACGAAAAAGCAATTGGGGCTTGCCGTTTCTTTTCTTTGAGATATTCCAGTGACCACATTTCAGGCCAATAAGACTCCTCTTCTCCCGTTTTGGGATTATTTAAAATTGCAGAGAGAACAACCTGTGACCAGTTGTTTTGTTCATTAAAGGTTGTGGCATGAATATCGTCATGACGGAAACGAGTGCCAAGGCAAATTGCCCGAGCACCTTCGAACATGGTAGGTGCAATCACCGCGTTCCAGTTCTCTTGCATTTGTTTCCGAATGTCTGGATTTGAGATGTCTGCCGCCGATTTAATAGCGTCATCAATCATGACCAGGTGAGA